CTAACTTCCATGCCCCACATTTAGAACAACGGACAACTGATTTATCAGTCATAGCCTCAATTCTAGCCTTTACGCCTGTATTCTCACACTTGACACACATAACAACAACATGTTCCTCACCTGCGTCAAACCCTGCCTTTTCATAGAACAGCATTGGTTTGCCACATTTATTGCACTTGAATACCCAAGTCAGGTCAGACAAATGCAACTCTCAACAGGTTATCTACTGTTATCAGATAACCCCTTGTTGAATACTCAGGACGGTTCATTTCTTTAGGCATACCATAGGTTTTTACAGCTAGTTTTATCTTGTCTGTGGGAACTGTTATCAATATGTCCTCAAGGACAAATGACCAATGAGTTGCCTTGGTGGTTGTAATGCCTGACCAGTACCACTCTTGTCTGACATCTGACCAACAATCTGTTTCAATGTATAGATTGCCTGTATCTTTCCACCGTCTATCACGCTTTACCTCAACAGTTTCAATTGGTGCGGTCAAAAGGGCGTTGGCTGCAACCTCACCCTCTTGACCAAACCTTAAGTCCAAATCCCAATCGGACTTACTACCCATGATGATTTAATTCAATAATGTTAATGTTGTGACAAAATGGGCAAGTTTTAATCCCATTAACATCAACCATGCGTGGGTCATTACATAATTCGCAACACTCAGAAAGTGGGACTACATCTACAACAATGCCTTCATCTGAAAAGGTTGCTCTGACTCCGTTAGGGTCAATCATTTCCATATCAGCCATTTTCAGTATCCTCAAAATACCAATGCCCATTAGCTGTGACTTTAGCCCAAGAAGCTGAGCAAATAGCTTGAGCGCATACATATCCATAATAAGGTTTTCCGTTTTTAGAACTTACACCTTGCTTAAGGACATGACCATGCTGGCACTCAGGTGGTGGTTTTGGTGTTGAATTTGGTAATGAATCCACAACATCTCCAACACTCCAAGAAATTGGCTCTTTATTGATGGCAGCCTTAACTTCAGGGGTGTCAAAAGAAGTTCTCAAAACCTGTTCCACCGCTGCGCTACGACTGCCAACTGCACCATACCTAGGAGTAAATGGCACAACTTTTTCCATCTCGGCTCTATTAGCTCTTGGGGCTTTAGTGCCGTCTTTCCTTGTTGAGTATTGAGGTAATCCAGTATTCGTTATAGCTCTTGCATAAGCCGAACTTTCTGTTTTTTCCACCGCAAACTGTGTTTTAAGGTTTTCACCTGCTAATCCAGTTGCCCAAGGTTCAACATCATTTTTAGTTTTGTAAATAGAAACTTTTACAAAGACCCAATCACCTTCAACATGTTGGTATGAAGCCATGCGCATGTCAGGATTATCAGCTGCAAACAATTCAATTCGTTCCTCAGCCGTCATGTAGTTTTCTAAATCAAATGCCATCATTTTCACCTCTCATTTCTCTAACGATTTGGTGGTAAATAATTCCGTATCCAAGCAAATCTCTGAGTGAGTCGTCATGGTTACTTGTTTGACTAAGGCGTGCGACTTTGACGAGCAGCATTGCCATTGCGACCTGTTCAGGCGAAATGTAAGTGTCCAAATAGCCTGACCAGAGTTCGCTAATTCGTCGGTGATTTTCTCCCGCATTTCCGTAAATATTGCCTCTGTCTGTGAGTATGAGTTGGACTTCATCAAGGATTTCCTCAGTTCTTTTCATAGTCAAACACCTCGTCTGATTTTTGTTTAATGTTGGTTAATCGTCTATGAGATTCCCAACCAATTGCGCGACCTCTCCAATAACCTTTATTGTAAGACTCTACGCGTAATAAATGCAGGGCATAAGCTAGTAAGCCTGTTGCAATTACAAACCATAAAACTGTTACTCCGTTAATTTTCATGATTTAACTCCTGCACCATACCAAGAACCTGAGTAATCAGTTGTAAAGCAGTATTGACTTATTGATTCGTCATAAGAAATACTGTAATCAAAGCCTTGCTGATTTAGATATTCTGTTGCCAATAAAGCTGAGGCATAGTTTTCAGTCCAAAAAATGAACTTATGATTCCAATTGATTGTGTCCTCAAATCGAAAAGCTTGTTCTTTCCAATCTGCAATTGAGTTCCACTCCATTTGAGTTTCTGTCAATCGGTCAAAGTCGTTAGCTGTTAATTTCATCTTTTCCGTTTCCATCAAGTCCCGTTAACTTGATAGGAAAAGCATGAGGCTTGGGGCTGACATTTACAACCCCAGTCATGGGCGTGTTCTATAACGCTTTTGTTACAATAAACCTGATTCGTCTATGACGTCAATCTGTTCATCAATGTTTCTAGGCTCGTAATCGGTCTGCCTACCCATACAGCTTGCCTTCAAATATAAATGTGCCGTTATTGATAGGGATAGGAATTACCTGAACTTTACGGTCTTTGACATAGGCAACTGCGAATCCTTGCTGCCAATTGGCATAACCCCTTGTGTACGCCATACCGCTTGAAGCAAGGTCAACCAAATTTCCGACCTCTAAACCCCACACAGTACGCCCTAATTGACCCCTAGAAGCCTCTGTAAAGGCTGCTAACCCTAGTCTGTGAGTGTGTCCACAGACCACGCTCTTTCCAAGCCTCCTAGCCCCGTTTAAGGCTGTTTGTCCACCAACTTGGCTAAGAGGGAAAGCGTCCCCATGAACTGCCGTCCAACCACTTGCCCAGTCAAGTCCATGTGGGTGAAAGTTGATACCGAGTTTGTCATATCCCATAAAACGCTCATACTGCATTTCGGGTAAGTTGAGAAAACTTGGGAGTCTTTTTTTAATTGACCTGTACAGTCTGATTCCATGGTTGCTACCTACAACATCTGTTACACCAAGGTACTGAAGTACATCTTGGGTAAGGTTTCTATCATCATCTAAATTTCCAACCATCTCATCAATAGTTCCTGCATTGAATCCACCAAGCTGAGGAAGGTCAATCTCATCACCAATTTGAATTGTTTGGTGAGGCTTCCACTTAGCTAAAAATTTTCCTACTACCTTCACGCTTTTTTCATCAAAAAACGGTGACTGTAAATCGCTAATAAAAGCGACCTTTTTCAAGTTATTCGTCCTCGTCCTCTGTTGGGTCAATGCGAGGAATCAAAGCGTCGGGCTTATCATTGCTCACCCAATCAGGAAGTGCATTGTTTTCCTGCATGAAAAACCAAGCCACTTCATTGCTAAATCCAGCCTTTTTTGCTGCCTTGTAAATCTCATGTTTTGTAATCATGAAAACATCAAGTTTAGATAATGGCTCGGGTGACCTACGAACTACGCGCCTGTTAATCTTTTTGCGTTTGCGTGTGTTTGCCATGGCTTTATTTTACTTCCTAGTTATGACAATGAACAGTTCATCTAATCTTTGTTCAAGGCGTGTCACTTGGTCTTTTAAACTTGTTCCAGAATTCGGACGCAATTCATTAAGCCAACCTTTAACTAGCCAACGCATACCAGCTAGTACGCCAATCAATGTTGTGGTAACTCCAGCTGCAAAGCCAGCCCACTCAAGGGCTGACATTACTCTTTACTGCCTATTCCAAATGCTGTGTCGTCGGGATTTAAAGCTCTTAATAGAGGTGCGACAAATGCAATTAGAAATGCTTTCCAAATGTCATTAAATGAACCTTCAGGATTGGTTACATATACGGTTGCTAAACAAACAAATGCGCTGCGTGCGTATGAGTTGATTATCGCTAGTGTCTTGCTATTCATTTTTACCCCCTAGTAGTGGTATGTCAAAGAAATCTGAATTGTTATCTTGATTTTTTCTAAAGCTGCAATGTATGTGATGGGTATGCGGTGAAAAGCCCCTGTACTTTCTCCATTTGTAATTTAATATTGGAGAAGCAATCATGCCCATGTGGATTACATAAGATATGCGTCCGTAATCTTTAGCGTAGAGTCTAAGCTGATTTGCCAAATAAATTGAATCCCCTTTGTTGTCAGAAAGGCGAGCGTCAATGTCAATTGCTCTAACGACGAAATCGGCTTTTGGGTCGGGTATGTGGTCGCTTTTACCTGCTTGTTGATGACGCAAATCAGCAATCCACCCATCACTCCGACGAACGCGGTTCGGGTATGAGTCATCTATTTGTTCCCGCAGCTGTGCCGCCGCCTTTGACAACCATGGTTTCATTAGGAAAGAAGTAGAGCAGCTTCCTCAGCTGTAATACCAAGACGTGTCAGCAACTCAGCCTTAGCTGTTGCCTTAGTGGCAGCCTCAGCTTCTTTAGCCTTCTTATCAGCCTCATACGCCTTAGCGTCTGCTTCTCTTTGAGCAATTTCTTCGGCAGTTAATTCCACCTCTGTTTGCTCTCCAGTTTCGCAATTGATTATTAGTTTAGTTGGCATTGTTTCTCCTTATGAGTTTGATATTCCGTATAAATAAAATGTTGAATTAGTAACAAAATTGCCGCCGCCCATAGTTAATGTTATTGAATTTATTGCG